ACCCGTTCTAAATTCGGAACTGCCGTCTATCTTTATTGCTTCAAATCTTTGAGTTTCTTCATTATAAGATGTTAAAATACCACCAGTACCACTATCAAGATTGATTACTATTTTTTTAATTTTTGTATCAATATTTTCAGAATTTGGAAATCCCGATATACCATTTCTTTCAGATGCTGATGGCAAAGAGTTTGATGCAACATAAGCAAATTCCTTATCAAAATAAACATTTTGAACATCTGATATTAAAGTTTCATTTCCATATCTGAAAGACACATTATTATTTAATCCAATTTTAGCTTTATTGAGTTTTTTTCTTATATTATAATCAAGATCTAAATTAATTTTAGTTAGATCTAAACCACCACTAATGTTAACATCAGTTTCTCCTTGTATTTCTTGATCGATTATATCAATATAAGGTGTATTATTTTCATCAGGAAATATTACTTCTCCACTATCTCTTTCGACAATTTCAACAAAATCACCTATTTTTAAACTTGCTTTATCAATGTTAGTAAACAATGAAAGAGTATTATTATCAAAATCTTTGATAAAATATGAAGAATTTGTATTATAAATCCAAGAATTTGCTAATATTTGTTTTGGGGATTTATTTTGTAAAGGATTAATTATTTTATCTCCGAGATTTTTAACTCCAATCGGATCATTTTCATTAACATTTACAAAACCATCTTGAGTAAAATTACTTAGAGTGGTAAAAAATACTAATTCCACCCTTTTAGTTACATCTCCGTTTTCATACCCATAATAGATTTCGTTATCATGCACCAAATCTCCTTGACTTATAGGAGTATTGATATCTGTACAATTTAAAAATTGATTTACAGTTTTGTCCCCATAAGAAATAATATTAGATCCGACTCTAAGTGAACCTTCTTTTTTAAATCCAATAGTAGAATCAACATTTATAATTGAGTCGGTGACAGAAACACTCTCAGTACACTTAGAATTTGGAGTTGGTAAAAATCTTCCTTGGATGTCAGAGTCTTCATCATATCCAACAAAAAGAAATAATTTATAAAAAAGTTCACCATCTATGGTAAATGGTGATATTTTTGATATTGATGCGGTTATATTCGAATTATCTTTAAATAAATCTTGGCCTTGAAGAAAAGATGCTTCTCCAGAAATTACTTTTGCTACAGCAATCTCTCTTCTTTGATATTCTGCAAATGATGGTTTAATTAATTTTTCTTCTAAATTAATTACTAATGGAGATTCTCCGTATAAAATTTCAAATAAAATTCTAAATGATTCATTTGCCCCTTTACTTTGATAAAATGATTGTATTTCCCTAAGAAAATTTCCAACATTTATAGATGATACAAAATCATTATTTTCTAATCCAGGTGCAAAAGTTGTTTTAAACTTTTTATAAAACTCCTTTAAAAATAAACTACTTAAATTTTCAACAGGAGAATTTGAATCATGAGATTCTGAAATTGTTTCTGAAAAAACTAATTCTTCATTATTAAGACTTTCTCTATAAGAAGTAATTCCACTAAATCCACGAATACAACCCGTAAAGGAATTGGTAGTTATTCCGGTATAGGAAATAATCTCATTATCAATTTTTAACAATCCATATTCCTTAGGAAATCCTTTTGTACTGGATACACTAATGATAGAATCACCACTAGTGGATATTCCAACAGTTTTTGTACTGTCAACTATAACCTCGGGAGTGAGATTATCCAAATTAAGATATTGATCTAAATTTGATGATAAATCAATAGGTGCACCTTGATATTCTTGTGAAAGATAATATTGTTTTAAGAAGTCAACTGTCTTAGGACTTTCGTCTAATATAAAATTGGGGAGTTGACTTGATACAATGTCTTGTACCTTTATCCGTGTTTCAAATCCTGTCTGTATCATATTAGTTTCTTATTATGCTTCCGTTTGAATAGCTTGAGGTAAATGTATCTTCAATAAATTTCACTCCAGATATCTCATCCCCAGAAGAAATTAAATCTCTCAACATATTTATCCTACTTTTTGAGACATCAAGAGATAAGTATAAATCTTTTAGACCAACAACGTCATTAGATTCTGGAACAGCTTCTATTTCAATAATATTTTCTGATTTTACAGTAGAAGTAATATTTACGGTATCAATTATAATTTCACCTTTAACATAATCAATTCTACCTGCAGACGAACTTACAATTGTTTTTTGGTCGTTAGATGATAGTTTTACTATTTGAAGAACTCCGAATTTTTTATCTTCATTTGGAACATCAGTAAAATAAACAGTTGATGATTCTCCGAAAACTGTAAATCCTGTAGATTTTATATTAAAACCTTCTTCTTTTACATGAAATTGATTACCAAAGCATAATTCATATTGTGTAATTTGATTAATCGACGCCTTTAAATCTCTTCTAAGTTTTATTTTAGTAATATTCGATGTAATTGCGTTTCTATCGGTTTCATCAATTATATTTTGCAATTTACTATATTTAAATCTGCCACCAAACTTATTAAAGTTTGTTGACTTAGAATATTCTGTAAGTTGATTCAAAATCTGAGATTGTAATGCTGCGACTGTTGAAGTATACGAATCATTATAATAAACACCACTATCAAGTTCGACATAAAGTATTTTAAGATCAATTATTCTTTGATTAATACCAGAAACGGAATATTGTCTAAGTTGAGCAAGTATTTGTTTTTTATTAAAGTCACTAACAAATGTTCCACCCTTTGGTTTAATACTAATAATTACATTTCCAAATTCTGGAGGATCTAACTCTTCTCCTCCGACAATTGACATGGACTCTGCATCCGGATATATTTTTTTAATAATTGCCTCATAATCTCTTGGGGTGACGGCACGATTTTGTGCGGAATATGTAATTGGGGCAAAATATCGAATAGAATCAATACTTTCAATATTATTTCCATTTTGAGATTTGACGATAGAATTATAAACTCCATCACTCACTTTTTCACCTTTTATAGTATTTACTGATTCTGTTAGTATTATGTTACCAGTTTGATTTTTAATCGATCCTGCATATGTAAAGTTTTTAACTCCATTTCCATCTTCACCATCAGTAATTAAATATTCAACAGTTATATACTTTCCATCATCTCCACCCTCATCTCCAAGTTTCTTTCCAAAGACACCATCACCAAATCTTATTTCATACTTTTCATCTTGAATTTCTCTGATAAAGTAGATTCTCGAATCTTTTGTAACATTTAATATATTAGCAACAGGGACATATTTAAATCCCCTACTAATTTCAGAATCACTAATATAAACTGATATTGTGTTTGTATCTATATTTGAATTGTTTAAAATAAATTTTTGATCTAAAGAACCATCATAAACAAACTTTTTTTTGAGTAAAGTTCCTTGATAGATAGGAACATTATCAAAATATACAACCGTACTTCCATTTTCTTCTTCAACTTTTCCTTGTATATCTTCTATAGTAGAAAAGATGAAAGATGTATCATTTGAACTTCCTGTTGAAACAATACCGGCATTGAGAGTGACTGTGTCAATATTATCAACTTCTCTCAATATACATTTAAAAGAGACCGTTGTTTTTGATGCAGTCCTTGATCTTGGAACATAACCAATGTTTCCGGCAAGAGAAACGACATTCTGTCTGACTGTTGCCGAATCCAAGAAGGATTCATTAACGATCATGTTAGAATTGAACGCCGTTATGTAAGTATTATATGCTAGTGTATCAATCAGTGCCGAAAAATTAGATCCCTCAAAGTCAAAATCCGTAAAATCAGAATTTGCACGAAGATAATCCTTGATGGATGTCTTAATTTGATCGAAATCTAGATTAGTAAACTTAGTTGAAGGCATTTTATTATCTCGTTGCCTCTAATATGAATGAATATTCTTGTGTTGGAAACTCTTGTCCGATGATGTCAAAGAATATTGTGACTTCAAATGAGTTTTCATCGGGTGATGGGTCTACTCCGACCCTTACATTGTCCACTCTGGGTTCAAAATTTTTAATTGAAGTGATAATTTGATCCCGAATGATTGCAGAGGTGCCAAAATCTACAAATCCAAACAAACTATTGTAAACATCAGAACCAAAAACAGGGTTAAAAAACCTTTCGGTGGGTATTGTCTGGACAATATTTCTCACAGATCGACGAATTGCCGATTCATTCTTTAAAATTGGCAAATCATTCGTGATTGGATGAGGATCAAAGGACAAACTAATGTCCCTGAATGCTCTGGATATCCTTGTTACCGCCATCAGACAGAGTTTTTATTTATTTATATCCCCATTTTCATCATTTTTATTATTATTTTGACGTTCTTTTGCCGTTTTCCAAAAATAATTTTCATCATTTCCCAATCCATCACGGTCATGTCCATTTTCAACCTGATAATAGACCGTAGAAACCTTGAAGTCGGGTATTTT